GTAAGGCTTGACCGATTGTGGGTTTGCATGACCTGTAACGGACATAATCTGACCCATAGGTACACCTGCTTCTACCATTTCAGTAGTTCCTGTCCTACGTAAGTCCGATATACGTAACTCATTTGGTAATCCTGACTCTTTTATTATTCTTCGTGCTACTTTTGACAGTCTTTGCATAGCATATGGACTGTAAACACCCTTCATTGGTGTTGGATAGGGTGCAACATAAGGTTGAAAGTCATAATCTTTTGCCTGTTCTTTAAGCATTTCTAATAAGTC